TAATCTTTTGATACGGAGTATTTTCGAAGGGCAGTGAATTTATATTATTGATACCGTTCACGCCGTTGTCTACTCCTGAGCTATCTGCCCACGGCGTATCTGAATCGATAAAAAATTCTATCCACATTTTTTTTGGGCTCACGATCGTTGTTTCAGGAAACACTCTCAGTCGATCATTTTTAATTTCAAAACTATATTGACTGTTTCGCGTCCAAATCGCATCTTCAAACGCCATGGCTTGAGCTTTATTTTGCCATGTGGGCACCAGCTGAAAGGTGCTGTCATCAGCATATTGTCCATAACTTGAAAGATCACCGGTGGTATTTAAGCCACCATAGTAGCCATAAAATCTCCACATTGCTTGAGGAGTCTTATAATAAACTTTGGTGATATTAACTCGATTATCTCCTACTTTTCCAGAATATGGCAGACCGGCACCGTCTGCTGAAGATGAAATAATAGCTTGAAGATCATAGTCCTGTTCACTTTGTGTGGTCGTAAAACTAGCGGAATATATAGGAGTTACGCCTCCAAAGCCGCCCTCTGTGGAATAGCCATGGCCGACTCGTCTTACATATTTAAATTCAAACTTGGGAAACTTTAATGCCACATTTGAGCCCGATAGATCATCACCAGCTTGAAGCTGGCCTTCTTCATTAAACGAACCTGTCTTGGCGCCTAATAAATCACCAATAGTATTTTTGGCTTGATGGATATTTAAAAGATAAGAATACTCTAAAACAGCCTCTTGATAAGCTGAATATACTTGTTCTTTGGTGAGTTCAACGTCTAGTACATCGCCGCCTAACTTTCTATATGTATATGCTACTTGATCAGAAGCGCCGGATAAAAAATAAGCATCATCAGTGTAAACACTAAAAGGAAAAGAGGCAGCAGCAGCTTCGCTAGGCAAGCTAGCCGAAGGTAAAACTACCGCGCTAGTTTGAGATGTGGGTCTTAATGTGGGATAAGCCATTTACCGAATTCTCCTCCTAGTAAATAGTTGAGGAAAGAGTAAAGAGCAAGTCTATCTATCTTTCTTTCTTGACCAAGATGATTTCTTTTTAGTAGAAGATTTCTTTGTAGCTGATTTGGTTGGCTTTTTGGCCGCGGCAGTAGAAACAGATGCTTCTGCCGATAGTGTCACTACTTCAATTTTTTCTTCAGCATCGGTAGTTGCTTGAGCTTCCTCAATCACAACTGGAGTGGGGGTTGCTGCGGCCGCAATTTCAGAGACAGGGCGCGCTGCTGGATGTGCTGCGAATTTTCTACCAAACTTTTGGGGATGAGCGATCATTCTTCTTTTCTTTCCCATTATTTATTCTCCTTTAATAATATAATAAATAGTTATTTGAAAACAAAAACCCCCTCCGAAGAGGGGGCAAAATATAAAGATATTTTACTTTTGATTAAGCACCTGTGATAGCTAGCAACCAGTTATCACCGACAGCAGTAGAAACGAAAAGACAACCTTTGCCTTCACCTAATGTAATTAGGGTAGCATCATCATCAGCATTCCTAACAACAGCGTCTTGTCCGTCGTCGACATTGACTACCACACATAATTGTCCAACAGCAGAAGCTTCGAACATTTTCACTTTATGCGCATTATTAGCAGAATCAACTCTTACAATTAGAGCTTCTGTAAGTTGTGTTGCTGATGCTGCAGCAGTTGCTGTTGTGGCAATATCACCAGCAAGAAATTTTGTTCCAGCAAAGCTAGCACCATTCATTTGTAACTCTCTTTTAAGACCCTCTATTAATGCTTGCGTTCTAGCAAGACCTACTCTCTTTGAACCCACTTTAAAACCCTCCTTTGGCTTTTCGCCATTTATAATCATGTTAGAAACATGGGTAGGGTAAGTAGTGGGTTGAATCGATTCCAGTGAAGCGTTTAGCCACTTACTTAAGATTTGTATTTCATCCTTGTGAAATTGTTGAAAATAAAAAACCCCGCACCTCATAAGAAGTGCAGGGTTAATATAACTTATTCTAAGTTAGATTGGCTTACGCGCCGCTCTCACCTAGAAGACCACGCACGATGACAAGACCGTACATATCAGGACGGACCATCTTCTTTGCGTAACGGGTCATAACACCCTTACGTGGTACGAAGTCCTCTACACCAAAGATGGTGGGAGTGACCTGTAGTGGCACGTAAGGAGCGTATACAAAACCGCTCTCTAGGAATGAACTGCCTTTACGACCAACTAACACGAGGTTGCGTGGGAAGTAAGGATCAACATAGACGTCATAACGTTTGCTGAGTGAACCAACCTGTTGAGTACCAGCAGTTCCCTTAGTATCGTCAGAAGTGACGTTAGCACGGAAACCAGCAGTAAACTCAAGAATGTTAGCGACCTCTGGAGAGGTAACAATGAAGTTGGCACCACCACGGAGTGTCTTTCTGTGGATTTGTGCGGATACGTCATTAATAGTCTCACCAAGAGTCTCATACCACTCAGAAACAGTACCGGTGAAGTCAGGGGCAGCAGAGCTAGCTCCAACTTCAGCGCCAGTTGCCTTGTTGACAAAAAGACCCGGACTGCGTGACCAGTAATAGGTAGAAGCAGTAGCACCAGCTACGAGATCCTCAAGAATCTCACGATCAATCTCTAGAGCAATCTGCTCGGAAAGAAGCGAAGTAAGCTCCACCTCGGCATCCAAGTTGTGATATGCGTTCAAGTCTTGACCAAGTTCTGGTGTCCACTTGGCTTTAAGCTTTTTGGTCATCGCAGTAACACTCACGGAATCAACCTTAAGGTTAATTTCAGGAATGTCTACGTTGTTTTCGAGACCCCAATCAGCGGCGCCGAGAACGGAACCAACTGCGCCGCCGTCAGTGAAATTATCCGCCAATGGATAAGTCAAAGTGCCAGCCGCGACATCAGCAACAAAAAGCTTCATTGCGGCCTCTTGAGCGGCAATTGTAGCTGCTGAACCTGTACCTACCGCAATAAAACGAACCACAGTGTCAGACTTATCAGTATTATCAGCACTTTGGCTAAGATGCGACAAGCGGCGAATAACATTACCTTCGGTAAAGCTTTCGAATGTGGCTGCAGCAAGGTTATCATAGTCAAACTTTGCCCCGGCATTCGCTGGCCCAAGAGCCTGCGACATATCTTTTTCTACCACTGCGTATACAGAACCGGAAGTCAAGTCAGGATCAAAACGAAGAAGTTCGTTCAGCTGTGTAGCTGTCCAGTCTTGACGGCCGTTCTCGCCACCAGTCGTATCGGTGCCTACTTTGCCATCTGATGTAATTGAACCAGAAAGAACAATGTAAGAAGCCGAAATGACCGTACCAGAACCAGTTGGTGAAGAATAACCGTTTGTCAAGTTATAAAACTGACCGGCATCCTCGCCATCGTTACCAGCAAGATTAACACCGCCAGTAATTTGACTACCAACTTTGTCGCCACCGTAAAGTGATTCGCCGTTAGCAAATCCAAGACGTGAAGTTTCATTAGCATTGGTGCCACCGAATGTGAAGTCAAGGAAGAAAATGAGACCACTAGGTAGGCTCATTGGCTGTACACTGACCAATTCGTTAGCAATAAGTCCACCGAAAACACGGCGAACAATTGGAAATGCAACAGCAGCGAAACCTTCGACATCGCCACCGCTCATTGTAGAAGCTGCTTCTTTTAAAAGCTGCTTCGCTTGGTTCTCAAGCAGACGAGCCATACCGTTCTTGGCAGCATCGTCACCGAGTCCCTCTAAAAGACCTGTTTTCTCCCACTTATCGAGGAGAGCAGCACCTTCCTTACGCATGTCGCGATTAACGACACCCTCTGTAAGTTTTTGTAAAATAGACATTTTTAAATCTCCTTATTGTTTATTTCTATTTTAATCCAGCTAAACGTTTCATCCTATCGGAAAAAACATCATTACTGGTCTTTACCTCTTTTCGAGGAATAAACGCTGAAGAGCTACGTGTTACAACTTCGTTCAGTGATTCTGGTTTCTTACGCTTGCGCTTAGAAACACCCACCGCACTTTGAAGAGTTTCAAAAATCAATTTTGCTTCTTCAACCGTAGTTGCATTTGAGATAGCTTCGACAATTTTATCTTTTTGTCGCTCATTCAAGGAGACGCTATTTAAAATGCGATTTTGATAAAGCAACTTAGCATTTGTTAAATTGCTTTCATTAAGCTTATCTTTAAGCTGTTTAATGACTGTGCCATACTTATTAACTTTGTTTTCAAGCAACTGGGCTTTGTTGCTCATCTTCTTTTGTTTTCTTAAAAGAGAATTATTTTCTTTCTCAAAATTTTCTTGAAAAGGTCGATCTTTATCAGGCTTCTCTTTGTAGCCTCGCTTATAGCCTCCGCCTGCGCCCGGGCCATCATCTTTATCGCGTTCTTCCCCTTCTTGCGCCTCTTCCTCTGCTTTATCCTCTTCTAGTTCTTCAGCTTCTTCCAATTTCGAAGCCAATTCAGCGCTCGCTTCAGCATCTTCTTCGTCTGCCTCGTCCTTCTCTGACATTCCCATGTTCGCATCTGTATCTTCACTAAGAATTTCAGCCACCATAGCAGCAATACTTTCTTCATTAATATCAACATCTTCGTCGGTCAACTCGGCTAACATCTCTTCATCTAATTCTATTTCATCTTCACTCAATGCTTCTACTTCATCAGCCACTTCTTCGCGCTCAAGCATATCAGCAGCATCTAATTCACCCTCTTCTAATTCTTCAGCCATCATTTCCTCCAACTTATTAAGATCGATTTCTACAACTTCATCCATATCTCCCATTTGAGAGGCAGGGAGTTCCTCTACCAAATCGTGAAGCTCCGCGCTTTCGACCGGCGTTTCTTCGGGTTCGTCTTGTTCCAAAATTTTCTCAATTGCTTCTTTTATCTCATCTTGATATTTTTCAACAATTGCCTCTTCCGCGGTCTGTTGCGCTGTTTCTTTTAATTGTTCGGCATCGACAATGGCTTGTTCTAGCATGGAAGACATAGATTTTCTCCTTTAATTCTATGATTAATTAGTAGCTAATCATAAGAAATACCTTATATTATCGTCTATCTAAGTTTTGTGAGTGTTTTCTTTTAAGCTTATTTAAGACTCTTTTTCGTTTTTTCTTGAGTCTGCGCTTTTTATCTGAAGGTTTTTCAAAGTATTTTTGATCGAGTACTTTTTCTATAATACGTTCTTTTTTTACTTTTTTATTAAACCTTTTTATCATT